TTACAATTAGCAAAGTTAAATCATAGAGTTTATAAACTAGATGAAGACTTTGATGAGAAAAGTTTCTATGGTCAGTTTGGTCAAGGATGCACTTTCCCTCAAGTTGTAATAGACTCCACCAATCTAGGTGGATGTTCAGAAACAGTTCAGTATTTAAAGGAGAAGAAGTTAGTCTAATGTATAAAGAAGATTTTGAAACTGTATATGACATGATTGAACATGCTATTGAACTTGCGTTTGATGGTAAGATGCAACTGAAGTTTTATGATTTTCTTAAGTATCGTAAGACTAGAAAGGCAGAGATAGATTCCTTTGTAGAGAGTTCTACTGCTGCTGAAATATCTGATCAAGTATTAGAACTTGAACAATACATTGAAGGAGGCACTGATAACAATCATAAACAATTACGTGAGGCATATGGTCACATACCTAAACCTCAAGCAAGAAAAATAAAAGCATATTTGTATACTATATTGGAGGATGCATGGAGGTATCAACGTGACAGAAAACCTGGAAGACGAAGAAAAGTTTCTAAATAACCCAGAACCTACCCTCAATAAAGGAGTAGAACTTTTACTCAGAAGGAGGAGCAAGCCAGAGGAACCAGAAAAACCTAAAACATTTCAAGTAAAGTTTGGAAATCTAATTGCTCTATGGAATAGGGAGATTGTATTTCACTTAAATTTTTACATTGATCTTAGAAAAAAATAACTCTCTGGAGGAGTGCCATGTCAGAAACACTTGTAGTAACCTTGACACTTATGACACTAGTGTCTATCCTTGCAATATTAGTGGGAGGTATGATAGGATGGATGGCAAGACAACATTCATATGATACTACACCACAGATTGTCTACTCTCATCCAGAGATGTTTGACTCAAATGGGAACCTAGTTCCTGATGAAATTTTAGCCTTAAGAATTGAAAACCATGACAGAGAACTCGATGACGACGACGACAGGGAGTCCTAGAACTAAGAAGACTAGGAAACCAAGGAAGACAGTAACTAAGAAGTTACCTTCCAATCCTTTTATGAATGAGATACTTGAATTGGTATCTGAACAGAAGACTGACGCAAAGAAAGTTGCTATACTTAAAGAGTATGAATGCGACATCTTAAAGAGTCTTTTTATATGGAACTTTGATGATTCAATTATTTCTCTTCTTCCTGAAGGAAAGGTTCCTTACAAACCAAATCAAAGTCCTTTAGGTACAGATCATTCTTCATTACGTAGAGAGCAGAGATCTCTATACAATTTTGTTAAGGGTGGCAATGATAAACTATCTACTATTAGAAGAGAGACTATCTTCATACAGATGCTAGAGGGTTTACATCCTAGTGAAGCAGACATTATTATTGCAGTAAAGGATAGAGATCTAGAGGACATGTATGATGTTCCTTTTGAAGTAGTGGAAGAAGCATATCCAGACATTGAGTGGGGTGGAAGGAGTTAGTATGCAAGTTATTCATGAAAAGTGTGAGAAGAAGGCAGCAGATGATAAGAAACTCCCCAAGAGTTCTTATCTTGTTACCTATGTTGCAGAAGAAAAACTAACTTATGATATTGTTATAGCAGATAGTAAAGTAGAAATTTTTGATCACTACTATGATAAGTATAAGGAAGGATTGCAGAATATAGGTTGGACTCTAGGAAATATGAATCCTAGAACTTGGAATGGAATGAATCCTCCACCAGAAAAGAAAGTAAAGAGGAAAAGAAAATGAAAGATGAAGAACTGAAGTCTCAGATTAGTGACATCATAGAAGGTGAGATTCAGAACGGCATCAATGATTACATAGAGGCGCAAGGAGATAAAGAAGACAGTGGAGTGGGATTTGTTAATGATGAATCTAAAGAGTTGAATGTTAAGGTCTATCAGGACCAGGTAGATAAACTTATCAAAGAATATAAACAGATTAAAAAGTATAGAAAATCTAATCTAGGTCAGGTTCAAAAACTAGGTCTAGTTGATAAGCATGGGAGACCCTTAGATGGATAAGATTGATACTCAGGGATTCAGTGGTGAGGCAGTAAAGGGATGTACAGATAATGTATATCCTTATGATGCTGATGGTAATCCCATCTACCCATCATTCAATCCTCCACCCTTACCTATCTTTAGTGATAAAGAAAGGGCAGAGTTGAAAGAGATTATGTTAGATGCACTGAGGGAGTTTCATGGTGATTCATTTGACTCAAGAGAAGCACCAATGTG